AAAACAAACTTTATAGGTTGTAGATTTTTAACCAATTTATTAAGCAATAATGGTAATTATGTAAATTGTGAATTTGCTAATTCAAATTATTTGTTATTAGATTTGACTGCAACTGGTTCAACAATTGATTCTTTGCCAAAATTTGGACCATCTTCAGCAATCATTCAGCCATTATCTAATAGTGGTAATTTTAGTGAATGGGGGGGAACTGGTTTCACTGGTGTACCAATTGACTATAATTTTGATGCAGGAAATCACACCATTGTTAATAATATTGATGGATATTTCCACAATAATTATTTAACATTTACATCTACAGTTACTGGATATGCTGGTGGAGTTGGTTTTGAATTACCTAATAGTTTTAAAAATCAAATAGGTTATTTTTGGGCTATTGTTCAATTGCCTGGTTCTAATACAACACTTAACCAAATTGTTGTTGGTGTTGGTGGTATGCAAGGAGCAGGAACAGGCAATTATTATCCTAATTCACAATGTATTGCAGTAACAAAAAGTGCTTATGCTGGAGATTGGGTTTTAGTAGTAATGCCTAATGTTCAATTCTGGACAAACTCATATTACAGTAATAGAGTATATTGTTGTTTTGAAGCTGTTAATGCCACAACAAATGATTATTTCAGAATAGGTGCTTTTGGTGCTGAAATTGGTGGTCTATCCTATGCTTCACTAGGAGATCAAAATATTCCATCTTCCTATTTATACAGAAGGGCTACAACATACCCAACAACAGGAACTTGGAGTGTTGGAGATCAATTTATCAATTCTGTGCCTGCTGTTGGTCAGCCAAAAGGTTGGGTTTGTACAGTAGCTGGTTCTCCAGGTACTTGGACTTCACTAGGAAATCTATAATGACAACACCTAATGACATTATTAGCAGAGCATTAAAAGATATTGGAGCTTTGGAGGCTGGTGAATCCCCAACTGCTGAAGCATCCCAAGATGCTTTTGATATGTTACAAGATATGTTAGATCAATGGTCTAATGAAGACATGATGGTGTTTTATAAAAATGAAATTATATTTCCTATTACACCTGGTCAAACTCAATATACTATTGGGCCAGGCGGTCAAATTGGTGCAACATTTACTGGAAGTATTTCTAATAATATTCTCACTATTACTAGTATCCAGTCTGGGGGCATATCTCTTGGTCAAACTCTTAGTGGAACTGGCATTACAGCGGGTACTACTATTGTTCAAATGCTCACAGGGGCGGGAAACAATGTAAATGAGGCTGGTACTTATTTATTAAATACAACTTATGCAACTCCTATAACAAGCGAGTCAATTCGTAGTTATTATCAACGTCCACTTAGACTAAATTCGTGTTTTGTTAGAATTAACACTTATTCTAATGGTCAGCCTATCACAAATGGAGGATTAGATTATCCAGTTTCTGTATTGAATATTGAGCAATACGAAATGATTGGTCTTAAGACATTAAATGGGCCTTGGCCTAAAGCTATTTATTACGAACCAACGGAAACATTGGGTAATATATATGTGTGGCCTAATCCTAGTCAGGGCGAAATGCACATATTTGTAGATCAATTATTCCAAAGATTTACAACACAATTCGACAATATTAATCTTCCACAAGGCTACAACATGGCTTTGAGGTGGTGTTTGGCTGAAAGATTAATGCCTATGTATGGTAAAGCCTCTCCTACACAAATTCAGATGATTATGAAGTTTGCTGCACAAGGTAAATCTACTGTTAAACGCACAAACATGAATCCAGCAATTGTGTCCACTTATGCTGATTCTTTGCTTGTTGGAAGACAAAAGGATGCAGGCTGGATACTTAGTGGTGGGTTCTTTAGATAATGGCTGATTTTGGCTTTGTCGGCCCCTCCTATGAAGCGGCCTCCATTTACCAGGAGGCTCAAGAGTGCATCAATTTCTACCCTGAGATTGATCCATTAAAACCTCCTGGCAGTAGAGGTGTGGTTGCCTTGTATCCAACCCCAGGATTAACTAGCATATTGCAACTCAATAATGCTCCAGTTAGAGCAATGAGGACTCTTTCTGGAGGTCAATATCTTATTGCTATAGTAGGCAACATTGTTTATTCAATTACTAAAACTTATTCCTATACTCAAGTTGGAACTCTTACTACAAGTACAGGTCAAGTTTCTATAACAGATAATATTCTTCAAAACACTATAACAACTGAATGTAATTTTGTTGGTTCTATTTCAGGAACAACTTTATTAGTAACAACTATTAATTCTGGAGCATTAGCAATTGGTCAAGAATTACAAGTTATTACTGGTTCTGGTATTGTTTCTGGAACAAAAATAATTAGTGGTTCAGGATCAACATGGACTGTATCTATAAGTCAAACAGTTCCAAGCAGTACAATTTTGTCTAATGGATATAGCAATTTTATTGGATTAACTGCTTATATTGTTGATGGACAAAATAGATATTTTTATAATGTTTATTCAAATACTTTTGTTCAATTACCATCTTCAGATGGTCCTTGGCAAGGTGCAAATGTCTGTGATGTAGTAGATAACTATATTATCTATAACCAGCCTGGGACACAAAATTGGGCGGCAACTGATTTAAATTCTTGTTATAGCACTAATGCTTATTATGGGGCAAAAGATGGCTCTCCTGATCCACTTGTTTCTTTAATAGTAGATCATAGGCAAGTATTTTTACTTGGTGAATTTACTGCTGAAATGTGGACAGATGTGGGAAATGTAATCCCTGGCATTATTAGCTTTCCTTTCCAAAGAGTAACTGGAACATCTGTACAGCATGGGATTGCCGCACCTTTTTCAGTTGCTAGATTTGGTGAACAATTTGCTTTTGTAAGCCAAGATTACAGAGGTCAAAACATCATTGGAGTCATGCAAGGATATTCTTTTAAAAGGATTAGTACCCATGCTGTTGAACAGACTCTAATGAACCAATACATAGCTGATGCAATTGCATATACTTATCAGCTAGATGGTCATGAGTTTTATGTAGTCACATTTCCAACTATTAATATTACCTGGGTTTTTGATCTTGCCTCTGAAATGTGGCATAAGTGGTTAAGTTGGGATGGAACACAATTTAACAGGCATAGATCAAATTGTGGGGCTATATTTAACAATGTGTATTTAGTTGGTGACTATGCTAATGGTCAAATATATCAATTAGACAATGCTGTATATACAGAGGCAGGAAATACCATTAGAAGGCTAAGAAGATGTCCTCATTTGGTTACAGACTTGCAAAGGCAGTATTTTGCTGAATTACAGATACAGTTTCAACCTGGAGTTGGCTTAGAAAATGGTCAAGGTCAGAATCCACAAGCTATGCTTAGATGGTCAAATGATGGTGGTTCTACCTATTCCAATGAGCATTGGTGTACTATTGGCGCAGTTGGTAAGTATAGGAATCGTGCCATTTGGCGCAGATTGGGTACTGCCAGGGACCGTATTTATGAGGTCAGCATAAGCGATCCAGTAAAAACGGTAATAGTAAGCGCTAACCTAAAAGCTGAAATTGGTGAAAACTAATGGCAACAACGTCCAGTTCTAGCGGTAATATCATATGGCCTAGAGTGCCATTTATTGACCCTACTTCGCAACAGCCTGCTTTGCCTTGGTTGTTGTGGTTGCAAAGCCCTAATTTTGTAAGTATGAAAACTGGGCAACAGACAATTCAAGGTAGTCAAGAAGTCACAGGTAATTCAGTAATTGATGGCAATGAGATAGTAAAAGGCACTTTAACTGCTTTGGGTGGTATTTCAGGGGGTACATTTTGAATCACGCAGATATTTTTAACCAAATGGAAGGCCATTTTGAGGTTGATTTAGGCACAATCCATCATTTTTCTGATGGTTTATATGCTAAACAGGCAAATATACCCAAAGGTTTTATTGCTGGTCAACACATGCACAAATATTCACATTTGAGCATTTTATGCAAAGGTAGGGTAATTTTGCGCACAGACGTGAGTGAAAAAGAGTATAGCGCTCCTGCCTGTATAGAGATAAAATCAGGGTTACATCATTCGATTGAAGCCCTAGAAGATTGTGTATGGTTTTGTATTCATGCCACAGACGAAAAAGATGCGTCTAAAGTGGATGAAATTTTAATTCAAAGGGGTTAATTATGGCTTTTGGTTGGATATATGGCGGTGCAGCGCTCTTAAATTATATGGGTAGTCAAAATCAGGCTAGTGCAGCTACGTCTGCTGCAAATACACAAGCGCAAGCTGCAGCAAATGCTCAAAATCAACTTCAACAAAATTTCCAAACTTTAGCGCCTAATTACACACCTTATATACAAACAGGCCAAGCAGGATTAAGCGCTTTAAATGCTGCAATGCCTGGCTTAACCCAGACTTTTGGACCAGAACAACTTAAATCTAATCTTGCGCCAAACTATCAATTTATGCTTAACCAAGGTTTAGGTGCGCAAAATCAAGCATTAAATGCAAGTGGTGGTGGTTCTAACATTGGAATTGCAGGGACTAAGTTTGCTGAAGATTATGCCTCTAATGCGTATCAAAACGCATTCAATAATTACCAAAATCAACAACAAAACATTTATAACAGATTATCTGGTATAGCAAATATTGGTCAAAATGCAGTATCAGGACTTTCCAACCTTGCCACAGGTAATGCAACAAACATTGCAAACCTTGGAGTTGGCGCTGCTAATGCTAGTGCTGCAGGACAAGTTGGAAGTGCGGCTGCACAAGCGCAAGGATATAACAGTATTGGTCAAGGTGCAATTTTGGCATCGCTCTTGAATCCTGCAAATCAAGGTGGTAATTACAATACTGCGCCAGGCGTAAATGCAAGTTCTGTACAAGCATAAGGATTAATATGGGAATAGCATCATTTCAACCGCCAGTAACAACGCCAGTTAAAGGTACATCTTTGGCTGAAATGCTAGGCATGGCACAAAGTGCACAAGCGTTGCAACAAGCGCAACAACTTAACCCATTGCAATTGCAAAAAGCGCAACTCGAATTACAACAAGCGCAATCAGTTAATCCTTTAGCATTGCGTAAAGCTACAGCAGAAACAGAACTAGCAGAAAAAACATTAAAACCATCTATTGAATCTAAAGAAGCTGAAGCTAAAAGATTGAAATTAGTTGCAGATCAAACTGGTGTAGATGTAACAAACCATTATGCCAACATTGCTCGTGGTGTATACGGTGGTCTTTTGACAGATCCAGATTTTTTATCTGGCAATTCTAAAAAAATGGAAGAAAAGCTAAATAAAGCTAAAACTTTCATAGAAGATCTTGGCATTCCAATGCACGAAAGCAAAATTCACGA